CAGTAGTTTTAGCTACACGATTGCCAGTAACCTCTCGAGTCTTTGTGTTACCTGATTTAGTTACTGTAACATCGCGACCTAAAAGGTTGGTGCGTGTCTTTACTGAAGGTTCTTTTTTCATTTTTATCTATTTATTAGAATGCGTTATTCATCTCTTTAAATATTTACACAAATATACTATTTTTTTATTAACAGTTCCACTTTTTTAGAGATAAAGCCTTTCTTGTCGGTCTTCCTTTTTCATCCTTCATTGGACCTGGCATACCCGACATTCTAGCGCAAAAAGACTTGCGTCTATTAGCGTCCTTACTACCTGGTTTTAGTTTAGATGGTTTGGTAGTTACAGCGGTTTGTAAATTTCCACCAGTAGCCCTGTTATATTTGGCAACTCCCTTTGCGGTAAGTCCTCCAGTCTTTGATTTTTCGCCTCTAGAAATTGACAGTGATACATTTTTCTTGCTCATAATCTTTTAAGTATTTAAAGTTGTATTTACTACTTTTTCTTTTTCCTGAACAAACCATGCTTATAAATGAATGGCTAATTTTATATACTTCTTTTGCTTCTTCTATACAAGAATATACAGTATTAGTATTTAAGTCAATAACTTTTTTTGCAAAACCATTATTACCTAGTTTATTACTAATGCTCATTTTTTGCTTTGTAGATTCATCAGCTTTTTTTCCGTAATTCCAATGTTTGTTTCCAGAAGGTCTATTTGTTCTCTGAAAAGCTAATTCACTCAGAAGTTTTTTTGTTTCTTCAGAATGTTTTTTCCCTTTCATCGGATGATCATTAGTTAATCTCCAAATTCTATTTTTTTCAATTATTTTTTCTATAGTTTCTTTTGTGTGTTTCACAGAAGAATCCCCACCCTCAGTTCTATTATATCCATTAGGAACTAAAGTATTAAACTCTTTAATAAATTTTCTTTCAAAGTGATTTGCTTCTTCCCTACTTAAATTCTCTATTAAGACTTCAAAATCAAAATTTTCAAAGCCATATTTTTTTATAGCGTTAGAGAAAACAGGGCATCTATTTCTTGTGGATTTATGTTGTTTATGTCTTTGTTTTACATTTGCGGTAAGTCCAACATATTTTTTGTTGTTAATTTTATTTGTAAAACAATATACAGAATACATCTACTTCTTAGATTTAATTTTCTTTTCTTGTTTCAACATAGTAGCAGTAGGGGCTTTTGGTTTAGCACCAGTCCTTTTATTCTCAGCCGCCTTGCTTCTCAAGTTGTCCCAAAGTCCTCTTGGAGACACGCTACCATCCTTTCTTTTAAGCATCTGTTTTTTCATCGCCCCTGACCTCTATATGATTTAACATAGTTCTTAGAGTTCTTTGAGCAAGAACACTTTGTCTTTGCGATAACGCCAGGTCTACTAACCTTTGGTTTCTTCTTAAAACTGCTTGTGGACTGAACCTTTGCCATAGTGTAATTTTTTATCTAAACAAAGATATAGAAATATGTTTCTCTCCGTATCTTTGTGTACCTAAAATTTAAGTCTATGAACGAGTTACTATTCCTCAAGTCACAAATCAGAGCCTTCCACCCAGAGTGGACAGACGCTCAAATCGAAATGGAAGCAATCCGTATCAATAATGAGGCACATTCTATTGAGGATGATGACGAAACGTGCTTATATTGCGGATCATGAAAAAGCCAAAGTATAAATGCCCTGTCTGTGGCTACTACAACGCTCACCAACTTGGATGTCCCGAGGTGGATAAGAAGATAAAGTTGTGTGATATCATCAAAGACTACAAGTCTGCAAAAGAAAATGGTGAGGAGTATAAACTTCCTCCCAATCTATAATCCATATTGTTGAAAACTTATTAATTGTTATTTAAACGACTTTTGTATATTTGTGAAATATAATAAACAAAATGCAAAGATTAAGAGTAACAAACGAGACGATGCAGGAATTTGCTCTCTCATGCCATAAACTATTAACCGAGTTGTTGGCACTTAACATGGAGTTGAGCAACGAAGAAATTTTAGAATCCTTTACTGGATTGACTCAAGAGTTAACCTCTGTCGCGGACGATGCTCTTAATAAGATGAGAGAAGATCCGGAGTTCCAACAAGAAGCTGTGGCTTTCCTCAACGCAATAAAATCTGCTCCTACTAATGAAGATAGTGAAGCAGCTGGTGTATGAGCGTATGCTCCGCAAGACCTTTACTGAGGATCTCTCTGACGAGTTGAAGTTAGAGGTCTTGACGTGGGTACTCTCTCAAATGAATAAGAAAGAAAAATAAATAGCATGAGCAAGAGATACACAATTGAACTGTCAGAGGAGCAAATGAGGTTGATCTCAGATTGCATGGATGATGTTTCTCGCTTTGCTGCTGGACAATGGCAGTTAAGAAGCACCATTGAAGAAATGTTGAGAGGGTTACCATTTGAAGAGCAGATGAAAAGACGTAATGAAGCCGAGGAATTACTAAGACAGGCTAAACGAGTTCTTCTCCCTGACTTTGCGGATAATCAAAGTTTCGGATACAACAGCACCGAGTTTATTGGAAACACCTATCAAATTACCAGAACGATATTGTATCAACTTGCAAAAGACAATGACTGGGATAATGTCTACTCCTCTCCTGCCTTGCCAAGTGGAACTTTAGGGATAATTAAAATTAAACAAATATGAGTAACAAGAAACAAACATCTGTAGACTTTCTCTTCGAAAAACTATGGGACACTCCAAAGGACAAGTTCGAATGGAACGCAATCCTCGAAAAAGCTAGAACGCGACACCATCTAGAAATCCTCTCTGCCTTTGTAACAGGAGAGTTAGATGCCTCTGATTATAATGATGGGGTAAATGACGCAGAGCAAGTTTATTACAACGCTTCATTTAAACAGGAATGACACCAAAGGAAAAGGCTCAAGAGCTATTAGATAAGTATTGGATCTATCTACGAGCAGGACTGCTTTACGATGAAGAGGCAAAAGAGGATGCGAAACATTGCGCAATAATAGCTGTAAAAGAAATGCTAGAGGAGATCAAGGAGCATAAGTACGATGACAGCTCCGCTATTAGAATCATATACTGGTTTAAGGTAATTAACGAAATAGGGAAGCTATGAGCAAGGTAACAATAGAATTTGACCGAGTAGAAGAGGCGGATGAACTGCGTACAGCTCTCGATGGGTTTAAGTACAAGATGTTCATCTGGGAACTCGACCAAAAACTCCGCAGCGTGCATAAATACGGAGCCGCCATAGAAGGATCAGGAGAAGCCACTCCAGAAGAAATGGACGTATGCTACAGGATAAGAGAGTACATCCGCCAGGAACTACAGGACAGTAATTTAACAATAGAGTAGATATGAGTAAACAAACTGCGGTTGAATGGTTGGAAGAGCAAATAAAAGATATTTTTTATGTTGCTGAAGCATCTGAAATGACTAAAAAGTTTAAAAGTATTTACGAACAAGCCAAGCAAATGGAGAAGGAGCAGATGAAAGAAGCTCATCTTATTGCAGACCATCATCCTAGAGGATATGAATTTGATAAATGGTATAACGAAACTTACGGAGGTCAAGATGAGTGATATATCCAAGTGCATAGGGACAAGTTGTCCCCATAAAGAAAAGTGCTATCGTTTTACAGCACCTGCTGACGAATACTACCAAGCCTACTTTGCAGAGCCGCCAATCAAGGAGGACGGAACTTGCGATTTCTTTTGGGGACAGGCTCAGACAGATATTCTCTCTCAACTCAAAGAAATTTTGGGAAATAAGTAAGGATTTGTATATTTGTGTATTATTAATAATAAACAAAAAAAACAGTCATGGCTGATAAAACTAAAAAAAACTTACTAGGAAGAACTGTCACAGTTGAAAGAAAGGTAATGAGTGACGGCTCTTTAGCAAAGACAAGAACAGTAAAATCTAAAAGTGGTGGGACAATTAGGTCCAAAACCTCTTACAAAGACGCTGGGTCAGTAGTAGGTAAAATGCGAGCTAAGAAGATAGATGCTGCTCCTGTTTTGGCAACAAGAGATGTAAAAAAGATAGTAGTCAAAAACCCGTCTAGAAATAGCAAATTTAATGCCTCAGAAGAGATGGCGCAACTAAAAGCCTCAAGAGGTATAGCAGGAGCTTCAAGAGGGGCGATGAACGCAGGTAAGGTAGT